CAAACCGGCAGCGGCACCACCAATACTCCCAACAACAGCATGTAGGTAGCCCATGTACGACATTCATCACTTTGTAGGCGGTGACCTGAGCACCTCGCCAGCGGGCGACCTGCGGCCGGTATCTGGCACCGAGCGCGGAAAGCAGCGGATACTGCGCCGCCTTATGACGAACCCCGGCGATTATCTTTTTCACCCTGACTACGGCGCGGGCCTTGGCCAGAAGGTAGGCCAGAGCGTCAACCTCAACGAATGGAAGGCGCTTATCAGCGGGCAAATGCTGCTGGAGGATGCCGTGGCGGCCAGTCCCGCACCATCGGTAACGCTGGCGCTTATTGATGGCGGCGTCAGCGTCTATATCACATACGCGGATGCCACAACCGGCACCGCTGAAACACTCAGTTTTGACGTGACGAGGTAATCGCGTGGCACTCAATACAAAAACTTTCTCCACGCTGGTCAGCGACCAGGTTACCGCTATGCAGGCCAAAGCCGCAGGGTTGGTTGACCTGGCGATCGGCAGTATCCTGCGCGCGCTGGCCGAGTCAAATGCAGGTGTGGCGATGTGGCTACAGCAGCTGATCGTCAACCTGCTGGTTACCACCCGCGCCGCCACATGCTCCGGCGATGACCTCGACAGCTGGATGGCAGACTTCAGCTTTACCCGGCTTTCTGCGGTACAGGCGACCGGTCAGGTAACTTTCAGCCGGTTTACAGCCACTAATCAGGCACTGGTTCCGGTCGGGGCACAGGTGACCACCACTGACGGTACACAGATTTATTCCGTTGTCGTCGATACCACCAGCGCGGCATACAGCGCTTCGCTTGCGGGATACGTGATTGCCGCAGGCGTCAGTTCGCTGACTGTGCCGGTGCAGGCCAACACGGCCGGGGCCGCCGGTAACGCTCAGGCTGGCACCATCACGGTTATATCCGGTTCAATTCAGTACGTTGATACCGTCACGAACAGCACAACCTTTGTGAATGGCGAAGACGCCGAGGCAGATGCTGATTTCCGTTCGCGCTTCGTTTTGTGGATCGCATCGCTCTCTAAAGCTACAAAGGCGGCTATCGGTTACGCGCTGAGCAGCATGCAGAGCGGTGTTACTTACACCCTGACCGAAAACTATGCCTATAACGGCACAGCGCAGCCCGGCTATTTTTATGCGGTTGTCGATGACGGCAGCGGCGCGCCATCTTCCACATTCATCAGCCAGGCATACGCCGCGATTGAAGCAGTACGCGGCTTTACCGTTTCTTTTGGCGTTTTCCCGCCTTCAGTGTTGACGGCTAATGTGACCTTAGTGATCACCACGGATTCAACGGGTAATCATGCCACCATTGTAGCGCTGGTGCAGGCGGCCATTCAGGAGTACATAGCCAGCCTTTCACTCGGGCAATTGCTGGCCTATACCCAGCTGGCAAAAGTGGCGTACTCCGCGAGTCCACTGGTCACGAACGTTACATCTCTTACGCTTAACTCCGGCACTGCTGACCTGGCCGCTTCGGCGAAACAGGTGATCCGCGCCGGTACAATCTCGGTGAGCTAAATGGCGACAGGTGACCAGAACGATATTTATACCCGCCTGAAAGCGCTGCTGCCGCCGACCTGGTTTGGGGACAGCAGCCCGTTTCTGGAGGGCGCGTTAAACGCCTGCGCCAGCGCGCTGTCGTGGTGCTATTCGCTGTATGTTTATGCCCGGCTGCAAACCCGCATCACCACTGCAACAGGCGGCTGGCTTGACCTCGCGGCCTACGATTATTTTGGCACCAGCCTGCAACGACCCGCGGGAATGTCAGATGATCTATTCCGAAACCAGATGAAAATTAACCTGTTCAGGGCGCGCGGCACCCGGCAGGCGATTATCGATATTCTGGAGGAGCTGACCGGCAACACGCCAACGATATTCGAACCGCAGCGCCCGCTGGATACCGGCTCGTACGGCGGCCCGATGATTGGCTATGGAGTGGCCGGTGGCTACGGGTCAGTGCTGATCCCCTACCAGGCATTTGTCATCGCCTACCGGCCAAAAGGAACGGGTATCCCCTATGTCGCGGGCTATCAGACAACCCCTGCGGGCTACAGCAGCCCGTCGCGTGGGCAGTATGTTTCACAGGAAATGGTTACCGGAAAAGTCACGGATGCACAGGTCTACGAAGCCGTAGCGGCAGTGAAAATGGAAGGCACCCTTGTGTGGGTGAAACTGCAGTAGCGCACTGAAGCAGCAAAAATCATCAATATGGCCATCCACTACGGGTGGCCTTTTTTATGGGAAAAAACATGGATCGCCAGCTTATTTACCCGGGCGCAATACCGCTCGAAACCGACTTACTAAATACCAACAAATACGCCATGATGGGCCTGGCGAAACTCTCATCTGCCCTGATGGGTTCAAACACATATCTGCACGGGCTGGCCTGTACGCCTTCGTCACCAGCTTCGATGGTGGTCAACGTCGCTAAAGGTCAGATTTACAGCGTGCAGAACGTGGACGGTTCGGCTTATTCCTCTCTGGCTGCCGATACCACCAACACAATACTGAAACAGGGCATTATCCTGGGATCGACTGCGTTTACACTGACCGCGCCGACTACCGCTGGCCAGAGCATCAACTACCTGATCCAGGTTGCATATAATGACGTAGATTCAGGCGCGACAGTTCTCCCGTATTACAACGCCTCTAACCCTTCAGTTGCTTACAGCGGCCCGAACAATGCTGGCACAGCACAAAATACAGTACGATCCGGCGTTTGCACCGTTGCGCTGAAGGCGGGCGTAGCGGCGACGACTGGCTCACAAACAACTCCTGTTGTCGATACTGGCTATACCGCTGCGTGGGTAATCACTGTAGCCCAAGGCGCGACCTCGATCACTGCTGCAAACATTTCTGTAGCGCCCAACGCACCTTTTTTGCCAGCTTCCGGGGTTTACGCTGCTATCCAGCAAGGAAGCATGACGTATTCTGCCGACACCGGTGCGGCCAATGCCTACGTTGCGCAGTTTATCCCGGCATTACCAACCCCAGCCGACGGCATGAGGCTCACGTTCAAAGCTAAAACGGCCAATACCGGCGCCAGCACGCTCGCGGTAAATGGTGGCAATGCCTATCCACTTTATTCTCACGCGAACCAGGCTTTGCAGGGCGGCGAGATCGTGGCTAATGGCCTGATTGAAGCTGAATGGAATAGCTCACTGACCGGCTGGGTAATGTGTGGCAATAGCGGCGGTGCGCTGCCAGTAGCGGCTGCCACGCAGTCTAATCATGCGTTACAGCTGGGCCAGGCGGTAGGTCGGCTTAACGGTGCGCCAGTCGTCATTACTGCCAGCGGAACGTATACGCCGCGGGCTGGCACCAACAGTATTATCGCTTACCTGGTTGGAGGTGGCGCTGCTGGCGGTGGTACTGCTGCTGTTAGCACGGGGTATGCATCAGCTGGCGGTGGGGGTGGCGGCGGTAGTCAGGCTGTTGGTTTTTTTACTTCGGGTTTTAGTGGTATCAACGTCACTATCGGTGCGGGCGGGTTGGGCAGCGTGGGGGCCAGTGGAGGTGGTGGGGGCGCGACATCATTCGGCTCTTTACTTTCCGCAGGAGGTGGTTCGGGTGGCTCAGTAGGAGGTTCGCAGGCATCGGCATATTTTTATAGTAATGGGCAGGGAAGCTCTTCTTTCTCTGGAAACGCAATATATACAAAGAAAGGAAATCCGGGAACCGTAGGTCAAATATTTAATACCACTACAGCGCTTGGTGGAGCTGGAGGTTCAAGTGATTACGGTCAAGGCGGAAATAACTCTGGAGCAACAGCTGGTGGGAGTTATTTTTATGGCTCATCTGCGGTTGGTTATGGGGCAGGTGGAGGGGGTGGTGTGGCATGTGGCGGCTCTCCTGCCACCAAAGGCGGTGATGGAACTGCCGGAATTGTAATTGTTTGGGAGTATACATAATGAATAACTACGCTGTTGTCGATAGTGAAAATAACGTAATAAATATTATTTATTGGGACGGTGAAAGTAAATGGTCGCCACCTGAAGGGACTAAAGCAGTATTAATTTCAGAAGGTGTATTCGTTGATATAGGTTATGTCTATATCGACAATGGATTCTCGCCAGCGCAGTAATTTTATAGCAGGATAAAAAATGGCAGAGCCAACTATTATTTCCGGCATACTCAGCGATCCGTTGGGTGCCGTTCTTTCTGGCACCCGCATCACGCTAACCAGCACCATTAATTCAGCAGCAGTTCTCAAAAACCAGACCGTCAGCGTCGTGACTGATGCCGCTGGCAACTATTCATTTTCCCTTCTGCCGGGCGGATACGGCGCGACCGTGGAATACACGCGCGGCGGGCGGCAGACGCTCGGCCAGTTCAATCTGCAAGAGGGCAGCGAGCCGGGCAGTCTCAACGACTACATTCTTTATGGTGAGCCAGTTTTAGCCGACCCTGTCACCTATAACGCCATCCGAAATTTCCATAAAAACACGGCCAGCGCATCCAGCGAGGCACGCACCAGCGCAGACAGCGCGACAGCAGCGGCAAAGGCGGCATCTGATGCGGCGCAGGGCGTGACAGCGGATAAGGATGCGGCCACGGCAGCGGTTCTTGAGGCCCAGACGCATGCAGATACGGCAGGAACGGCGGCCAGCGATGCGGCGGCGGCGCGCGATGAAGCGTTGACCGCCAGCAGCGCGGCAAAAGAGCTGATCACCACGGCCGGTGTGATGCCTGATATTGCTACCGGCTTGGCGAAAACAGCGAGCGGTGATTCTTTCTCCGTGGCGCAGGGAACCGGATCGGATACAGCCTTCATCTACTACCGGAACAATGCCGGTACAGCGGTAGCGATTGCCGATGCGCCGGGCGTAT